AGGTGGCGCAGATCCGGCCCGAGGTGTGGAACGACATCATCCAGCCCGCGCTGTCCGACCGCAAGGGTTGGGCCATGTTCATCGGCACCCCTGCTGGCATCAACCTGTTCAGCGAGTTGTTCTACCGGGCAAACAGTCTGCCCGATTGGATGGCCGCTCGCTATACCGTCAACGATACTGACGCGCTGGACAAGGACGAGGTGCTGCGCTTGAAGCGCGACATGCCCGAGCAAGCGTTCGCACGCGAGTACCTGTGCGACTTCAGCGCGGCGGGCGATGACCAGCTGATCTCCTTGGCCGATGCTGAGTCCGCGACGCAGCGCGTGTATACCGACAAGGATATTGACGGTGCGCCCAAGGTCCTTGGCGTGGACCCCGCACGGTTTGGCGATGACCGCAGCGTCATCATCAAGCGGCAGGGCATCCAGGCGTTTGAGCCAACGGTTTACCGTGGCATCGACAACATGGAACTGGCCGCAAGGGTGGCGAACATCATTGAGACTTGGGACCCGGACGCCGTGTTCATCGACAGCGGTGCTGGCGCAGGCGTCATCGACCGACTCCGGCAGCTGGACTACGACATCGTGGAAGTGCCATTCGGCGGCAAGGCAATTCAATCCAACCTGTTTGTCAACCGCCGCACGGAAATGTGGTGGTCGATCAAAGAATGGATCGAGCAGGGCGGCGCAATCCCGAACCACGTTGACTTGAAGCAAGAGTTGTCCACGCCGATCTACTGGTATGACGCGGCTGGCAAGCGCATGCTCGAGGCCAAGGACGAGATCAAGAAGCGACTCCAGGGCGGCGGCTCACCGGACATTGCCGACGCGCTTGCGCTCACGTTTGCATTCCCAGTTCGCAAGAAGCTGCCACGCGACATCTATGACCGCGTGAAGAAGAACAAATCCGAGGAGTACGACCCGTATGCGAACACTTGAGGGACCCATAGGCGGCAAGCCGAGGGGTACGGTTGCGCGTATGTCGTGCATTCGACGAGCAACGCAGGATGACATTCCATCGTTGGTTCGGATGGCACGGCATTTCATCAGGTACGCGCCGCACGGCGCATTGATGGAGCCGAACGAAGAAGAGCTTGTCGCTCAATCTCGCATAATTGTTGACACGCCGATGTTTGGCGTATTCGTGGCAGAAGTTGACAACGAATTGGTTGCAATGTTTGTCGCGGTGATTGGCCCAGTTTGGTTTGCGCCATCACGCATGATGGCATCCGAACTTGCCTGGTGGGTTGAGCCTCATGCCCGAAACACTCCAATTGCGTTTCGTTTGTTGAAGGCATACGAGGATTGGGCAAAAGAAAACAACGCCGAATGCATGTTCATGGCGTCGCTTGAAATGGATCATGGACCAAACGTCGAACGAATGCTAACTCGGTTTGGATACGCCAAATCGGAAACGCAGTATTTCAAAGGAACATAGACATGGCAATTAGCACAACGGCAGCACTTGTTGCAATGGCAGCCGCCGCAGCCGCTGGCGCAGGCGCAACCGCCTATGGCGCGGTCAGCGCAAACGACGCGCAGAACAAAGCACGTGAGCAGCAGAAGAAAGCACAGGCAACGGCACTTGGTCGCGCAGCAAGCGAGCAGCGCACAAGCCAGCAGGCCATGGCCGCAGCCAATCGCAAGGAAGCCGATACCGCCACGCTCATGGCTAATGCTGGCATGCCCGCTCCGAACACGATGCTGACCGGAACGGGTGGCGTCAATCCGAACACGCTCGCGCTCGGCAAGTCAACCCTTCTTGGGCAGTAATCAATGAGCCAATACACAGGTGACGGAGGTTCGTATCCGGGCGCACCCAGGCGGGACCAGTTGTTCACCCGCTGGGGTCAGCTCAAGACCGAACGCGCCACCTGGTGGGCGCACTATCAGGAATTGACCACCTACATCCTCCCGCGCAACGGCCGTTACTTCCGGCAGGACCGCGACAAGGGATGGCGGCGTCACAACAACATCTACGACAACACGGGCACGCGGGCGCTGCGAACGCTCGGGGCCGGCATGATGGCCGGAGCGACCTCGCCCGCTCGCCCGTGGTTTCGACTTGCCACCGCTGACCCGCAGCTCAACTCGTACCAGCCCGTGAAGATGTGGCTGGACGATGTGACCAAGCGGATGCAGGCGGTGTTTCAGAGGTCGAACACCTACCGCGCCCTGCATCAGATGTACGAGGAACTGGGCTGCTTCGGCACGGCGGCGAGCATCATGCTGCCTGACTTCAAGAACGTGGTGCATCACTACCCCGTGACCACGGGCGAATACTGCATCGCCACCGATTACCAAGGCCGCGTCTGCACGCTGTACCGGGAGTTCGAAAAGACCGTCGGCGAGATCGTGAAGGAGTTTGGTTACGACAACTGTTCCAACACGGTCAAGAGCATGTATGACCGCGGCAACCTGGACAAGTGGATTCCCATCATCCACGCCATTGAGCCGCGTGCCGACCGCGACATCAAGAAGCGCGACAGCAAGAACATGCCGTTCGGGTCGTGGTATTTTGAGGTCGGCGGCGAGCAAGACAAGTTCTTACGCGTTGGCGGTTTCCAGCATTTCCCGTGCCTTGTCCCCCGGTGGGCAACTGCCGGCGGCGACATCTACGGCAACAGTCCTGGCATGGAGGCGCTTGGCGACATCAAGCAGCTGCAACATGAGCAGCTTCGCAAGGCGCAGGTCATTGACTACCAAACCAAGCCGCCGCTTCAGGTCCCGATCTCCATGAAGAACCGCGATGTGGAGATGCTGCCTGGTGGCGTCACTTTCGTGGACGGTACCTCGCAGCCCATCCGCACGGCGTTTGATGTCAACCTGAACCTTCAGCACTTGCTGATGGACATTCAGGACTGCCGCGAGCGCGTGCGTGGTGCGTTCTACGCCGACCTGTTCCTGATGCTTGCCAACGCCACGGACACGCGCATGACCGCGACCGAGGTGGCTGAGCGGCACGAGGAGAAGCTGCTGATGCTTGGCCCGGTCCTTGAGCGCCTGCACAACGAACTGCTGGACCCGCTCATTGACAGCACGTTCACCCACATGATTACTGCCGGCCTGATCCCGCCCGCCCCCGAGGAATTGCAGGGCATGGATCTGTCGGTGGAGTTTGTGTCCATGCTTGCTCAGGCGCAGCGTGCCATTGGCACCAACAGCGTGGACCGTTTCGTGGGCAACCTCGGCGCGGTGGCCGCATTCAAGCCGGATGTCCTAGACAAGTTTGATGCCGACCAGTGGGCCGACATTTACAGCGACATGCTTGGCGTGGACCCGAGCCTCATCATTGCCGACAAGAACGTGGCAATGGTGCGCGATGCTCGAGCCAAGGCGCAGGCGGCGCAGGCCCAGGCCGCTGCCATGCAGCAGCAGTCGCAGACTGTCAAGAACATGGCGCAGGCCCCGACCGGAGGCCAGCAGAATGCCCTGACGGACGTAATGAACATGTTCTCCGGTTACAACTCCCCTTCCGCAGTAGAGGTCTGACACATGGCAAAGGCAATGACGCTTCTTTACGGTCCCGAATCCAAGGGTGACGCCGCCGGCGCATCGGCCTTTATCTCGCGCCTCATGCACTGCGCGAACGCCATTCACATGCACCACCTAATGGTGGAGGGTCCGGGCAGCTTTGCCGCCCACAACGCCCTGAGCGTGTACGAACCGCTGCGCGAGGCCATTGACGATCTTGCCGAGGCTTGGATGGGTTGCACGGGCGAGAAGCTCAAGTTTGGCCCTGGCGCGTTTGAAATGGCACCGACCCCGCTGGCCGAAGTGCAGAAGGTCTACGAGTACCTTGAGGCCGACCGCATGGTCATGGGTACCGAGAGCCACATTCAGAACGAGATCGACGCGATTTGCACGCTGATCTCTTCAACGCTTTACAAGCTGACTCGCCTTGCCTAATGGGACCCATAGGCATTTGACGAGTCGATAGATTCCCCCGATGAGTACACACGACCCGCTCGACATTCGCGGTCAAGAGCGCATTCAGGCCAACCGTGCCATGCGCGACAAGCTTGAGCGCGAAAGCGAGGAGTCGGACATTCGATGGTTGATGAGCAGCAAGCGAGGTCGCCGAGTCGTATGGCGGCTACTGGACCAGGCAGGAGTGTTTCGTTCGTCTTTCAACACCAACGCGATGGCAATGGCTTTCGCCGAGGGCAACAGGAACTACGGACTCCGCACTCTCTCACAGGTTCACGCTCTCTGTTCTGAGTTGTACCCAACCATGATGAAGGAGCAAACCAATGACCGAACCAACGATGACGGAAGCCTTAACGAACAATAACGGCATTCCGGCATCTGAAGCCCCGAAGAGCGCAACGGCGACGGCTGAGGCACTTTACGGGGAACAGCAGCAAGCACCGAAGGCACAGGACCAGCAAGCCGCGGAGTCGGCCGATACTGGCAAGCCGGAGGCAACCGAGCAGGCGAAGCCGGAAGGCGCGCCGGAGAAGTACGAGTTCAAGGCCCCTGAGGGCAAGCAGCTCGACGCCGAGACCGTGGAAGCGTTCTCGGAGGTTGCCAAGGAATTGAACCTGACCCAAGATGCCGCGCAGAAAATGCTTACCGCGATGTCCGAAAAGATTGGCACGCGGCAGGCAGCACAGGTTGAGGCAGTCCGCTCGCAATGGGCGGAATCTTCAAAGGCCGACAAGGAATTTGGTGGTGACAAGATCACCGAGAACCTTTCAGTTGCGAAGAAGGCACTTGACACGTTCGGCACCGCCGAACTGCGCACGTTGCTCAACGACTCTGGCCTGGGCAATCACCCGGAAGTAATCCGGTTCATGTTCAGGGCAGGGAAGGCAATCAGTGAGGATCGCTACGTCGGGCCATCCACGGGTTCATCGAACGGAAAGTCGAACGGACCAATGGACTTTGCTGGCGCAGCGGCCGCCCTCTATTCCAATCACTCGTAAATCACACACATAAGGAGCTACCACAATGGCAGCAATTACCGCTACTAATCTGACTCTTGCCGATTGGGCAAAGCGCACCGATCCCGATGGCCGCGTCCCGGTCATTGCCGAACTTCTTTCTCAAAGCAACGAAATCCTTGAGGATTGCGTGTTCAAGGAAGGCAACCTGCCCACGGGCGACCGCGTGGTCATCCGTACTGGTCTGCCGACCGTGTACTGGCGTGCGCTCAACCAGGGCATTCCGAACAGCAAGTCCACGACCGCGCAGGTCGATGAAGCTTGCGGCATCCTTGAGGCTCGCAGCGAAGTCGACAAGGACCTCGCCATGCTCAACGGCAACACGGCTCAGTTCCGTCTGTCTGAAGACACGGCGTTCCTTGAGGCCATGAACCAGACTCAGGCCACGACTCTGTTCTACGGCAATCCGGCGACCGATCCGAAGCAGTTCCTTGGACTTGCTACCCGGTATTCGTCCACCTCTGCTGGTAACGGCGCAAACGTCATCAACAGCCTCACTACTGGTTCTTACTCCTCTACGGCAAACACCTCGGTGTACCTGGTTGTGTGGGGCGATCAGACCGTTTACTGCCCCTTTCCGAAGGGCAGCAAGGCCGGCCTAATCCATGAGGATCTTGGCGAGCAGACCGTCTACAACAGCGACGGCACCCGCCTGCAGGCGTATGCCACTCGCTACCAGTGGAAGAACGGCTTGGTCGTGAAGGATTGGCGTTACGTTGTGCGTATTGCCAACATCAACACCAGCCATCTGTTTGCGCAGGGAGACAGCCAGGCTGTGGGCGCTTCGTACAACCTGATTCGTGCAATGGCTCGCGCCATGTACCGCATTCCGAACATGTCGATGGGCCGTGCTGCCTTCTACATGAACCGCACCGTTCACAGCGGCCTGTCGGTGATGGCTCTTGATAAGAGCCAGTACGTCCTGAAGGTCAACGAAGGTCTGTCGCAGTTTGGTACTGCTGCTTCGTACCTCTCGTTCTTGGGAATCCCGCTGCGTCGCGTGGATGCCATCCTCAACACCGAAGCACAGGTGTCCTAATAGGACGCTCTGAACAAGAAAGGAATTCACTCAAATGATTCTTGATACCAAGTTGGTTGTTTCGGGAACCGTTCCCGCATCGGGCGTCATCACCGGACAGGCCGCGCTTCCCGCGTCTGGCACTCCGGTGGTTTCCACAGACAGCATCGACCTTGCCAGTGTCCGTGACATTGGCGAAGGCGATGATCTGTACATGGTTTTCACCGTTGTGGAGGCTTACAACACACTGACTTCGCTGCAGTTTGATGTCATTGTTGGAACAAATGCCGCTCTTACCACGGGTGTTGTTGTGGCTGGTTCGTCCGGCGCGGTTGTTCTTGCCAGCCTGACTGCCAATGCTCAGTTTGCGGTTCGCATCAATCCGCAGCTGTTCTCCAAGGGAACGCAGTACATTGGCGCACGTTATGTCACGCTCGGGACCACCCCGACCACTGGCAGCGTGTGTGCATACGTTGTGGCTGACATCCAGGACGGCCGTAAGTTCTACCCGTCTGGTTTCGCAATTCAGTAATAAGGAATCTGCTTCATGAAGGTTCGTGTTCTTATCAAGTGTTTCGTTGAAAATTCCCTTCGTGAAGAAGGCGAAATCTTTGAGTACAATGGTCAAATCAATGATTGCCTTGAGCCAATTGATGGTTCCTGGGAATCTGAAGATGACGAGGCCACTGTTGCGGTCATGGAAGCCACCAAGCGCAAGCCCGGTCGGCCCAAGATGACCAAGGACACGGACGGAGCTTGAGTCCTGTGAAGTGAAGCGCAACGAGGGGAGCCGTCGGGAAACCACGGCTCCCCTCATTTCACTAGGAGGCGGTCATGCCATCAGCGGTTGAAATCTGCAATCTTGCACTGGCGCACCTCGGCGACACGGCAACCGTGTCAAGCATTGACCCGCCGGAGGGGTCTGCGCAGGCCGAGCATTGTTCGCGGTTCTACCCCATCGCGGTAGACAGCCTCCTTGAGATGCACTATTGGAACTTCACCATGCGCCGCGTGGTGCTTGCTTCCCTGACTAGCACATGGCCGGAATGGCTGTATGCCTACGCCGTCCCCAGCAACGCCAACAACCTGATCTCGGTGCTGCCGCCCGATTCGGTTGATGACTATTCGACGAAGTTCTCGCCAACCGATACGCCGAATTTCGCGCACAACTATTCCCCGATGATTGCTGCTGGCCGCTACGCGCCGCAGCCGTACACGTTGGAAACCTTGGACAACGGGACGCAGGTCATCTACACCAATCAGGAGAACGCGGTCTTGCGCTACACGGCGCACATCACCGACCCAACGCAGTTCTCGCCGTTGTTCGTGATGACGCTGTCGTACCACCTGGCGTCCATGCTTGCTGGGCCAATCATCAAGGGTGACGCGGGCGCGGCGGAAGCCAAGCGCATGACGCAAATGATGATGGGCTACTTGCAGAAGGCCACCGCGTCGGACTCCAACCAGCGCAACTCCAAGCCTGACATCGTGACCCCCTGGATGTCGGGAAGGTAAGCCATGCCAAACACCCGTACTTACTACCGTTCCTTTGCCGGCGGCGAGATTTCCCCGGACATGTTCGGTCGCATTGACGATACGAAGTTTCAGACGGGCCTTGCTCGCATGAAGAACTTCATCGCCATGCCTCAGGGTTCGGCCGACAATCGGCCTGGTACGGAGTTTGTCAAAGAAGTCAAGGACAGCACGAAGAAGACGCGCTTGATTTCGTTCACTTACAGCACTACGCAGACAATGGTGCTTGAGTTGGGCGAGTATTACATGCGTTTCCACACCAATGCGGCTACGCTGACACCGGGAACGCCATCTGCATATAGCACGACAAAGACAATTAGTGCTGTCAATACTGGTACGGAAACATTTACTAGCAACGCGCACGGATACGCAAACGGAACGCCAGTGCGGGTGTCGGCTACAACTACGTTGCCTGCACCGCTTGTAGCTGCTACTACGTACTACGTTATCAATGCTGCGGCAAACACCTATCAGCTGTCTTTGACCGCAACTGGATCTGCAATTGACATCACCACTACTGGCAGTGGAACGATCACTACCAACCAGGTGTATTCGGTTGGAGGTCTTGTCTCAAGTGGCGGCGTAAACTATTACTGCATTGCTAGCAGCTTTGGCAATGCACCGCCAAACGCAACGTATTGGTATCCCATGCCATCGGGCTTCTATGAGATTCCCACGCCCTATGCGGAAGCGGATCTTTTTGACATCCATTACGTTCAATCTGCGGATGTCATGACCTTGGTTCATCCCAATTACGCACCGCGTGAACTTCAACGTTACGGTGCAACGAATTGGCAACTTGGTGTCATTTCGTTTGGCGCAACAATTGCTACGCCTACTGGGGTGGCTGTCACGGCAAATCGCGGCACGGGCGTCAATATCACCAACATTACGATATCTGCTCTTGGCGCACAAGGTGTATTTACCTTGTCAAATGACGCAGAGAACAAACAACTTGCAAAGGGTGATTCCATCTACATTACTGGCGTAGTTGGAATGACGGAAGTCAACGACAAGTATTACATCGTTGATGTGTTTCCAAGTGCGTCAACAATGAAACTGGTGTATTACCAAACGGGTACGCTTGTTGATACGCATACCTTTACTGCGTACACAAGCGGTGGTCTTGTGCAGGCAATGACGCCTGCGGCGGACATCACGAATTACTACGTTGTCACGGCGTTGAATCCCGACCACCAGCAGGAAAGCGTGCAGAGCGCCGTAGTCAGCGTGACAAACAATCTGAACGTCCAGGGCGCGTACAACACAATCAACTGGACCGCCGTTTCGGGGGTGCTTCGATACAACGTCTACAAGCGTCAGAATGGACTGTACGGTTACATCGGGCAAACCAGTTCAACATCGTTTGTCGATGACAACATTGCCCCTGACTTGTCAATCACGCCGTCGATCTACGACACGGTGTTCAACAGCGCCGGGAATTACCCTGGAGCCGTGTCGTACTTTGAGCAGCGCAAGGCGTTTGCCGGCACGACCAACGAACCGCAAACGTTGTGGATGACGCGCTCACCGACCGAAAACGACATGTCGTATTCGATCCCGACCCAGGACGATGACCGCATCAAGGTTGAGGTGGCCGTCCGCGAGGCATCGACCATCAGGCACATTGTGCCGCTGACGCAGATGCTCATGCTTACCAACAGCTCGGAGCTTCGCGTCAGCCCGATCAACAGCGATGTGATCACGCCCAGCACAATATCGGTGCGGCCGCAGTCGTACATCGGCGCCAACAACGTGCAGCCCGAGATTGTGAACAACATCGTTGTGTATTGCGCCGAGCGCGGCGGTCACGTGCGTGAACTTGGGTATTCGTGGCAGTCCCAGGGCTTCATTACGGGCGACCTGTCTTTGCGGTCTACGCACCTGTTTGACAACCTAGAACTGTCGGACATGTGCTACGCCAAGAGTCCGCAGCCGATTCTGTGGTTCATTTCAAGCAGCGGGTACATGCTGGGTCTGACATACGTGCCGGAGCAGCAACTCGGCGCATGGCACTGGCACGAAACCGATGGCACGTTTGAGAGCTGCACCGCGGTGGCCGAAGGTGACGAGGATCGCGTGTACGTGGTAGTCAAGCGCACGATCAACGGCAGCACCAAGCGTTACGTTGAACGCCTTGCATCTCGCCAAGTTGATGCGCTTGACGATTGCATCTTTGTTGACAGCGCCCTGACCTACGATGGCACGAACACCTCTACTCCAACGGTAACCATATCCGGCGGAACTGCCTGGGATTCTACTGAGGTGCTGACGATCACCGCATCTTCAAGCCTGTTTGTGTGGCCCGGAACCACCGATGTTGGCGATGCCATTGTCTTGACCGACGCAAATGGCGTTAAGTATCGACTGACCATCATTGCAACGTCATCTACTACGGTGGCAACTGCGCGAGTTGACAAACTCATTCCAGTTGCACTTCGCAACACGGCAACTACGAACTGGTCGTTTGCTCGCAAGGACCTTGGCGGTTTGTCGCATCTTGAAGGCAAGACTGTCAGCATCCTGGCTGACGGAGCGGTCATGCCGCAGCAGGTGGTGACGAGCGGTTCGATCTTGCTTCAGCGGGCGGCGACAAAGATCATTGTGGGCCTGCCGTATGAAAGCGATCTGCAAACCCTGCCCATGACGCTGAATGTGGACGGTTTCGGTCAGGGCCGGACCAAGAATGTCAACAAGGCGTGGCTGCGAGTCTTCAAGTCATCGGGCATCTTTGTTGGCCCGGACGCCGACCACCTTGTTGAGTACAAGCAGCGCACTACTGAACCGTACGGCAGTCCGCCATCGCTCAAGTCGGATGAGCTGTTGGTGGTTATGACGCCGTCGTGGGGGGCGGGTGGACAGGTCTACATCAGACAGGCCGACCCGCTCCCGCTGACCTTGGTGGGATTGACCCTTGAAGTGAGCATCGGAGGCTAATCACATGGCAGTAGTCAACGTCCCATTCTCCACCAGCCCGACTGGGCCGACCCTGCTGACCGGGCAGTCTTATGCGGCAAGCGCGGGAACGATGGCCCCGTCGTTTAGTTCCCAAATGGCCGATGCGTTCGTATCTGCTGGCCCCATCGTCAGCATCTTTGGAGCGGTCAATAGTGCCATCGGCGCGTATTACTCGGCCGAGAGTCAGAAGAACCAGCTGAAGATGCAGGCGCAGAATCAGCGGTTCCAGGCTGGCATGGCTCGGATCAACGCTCGAGGTGCGGCGTTCAACGCGGCGCAGATCATGCAGGCCGGGCAGCAGCAGTCCGGTCGCTACACCATGCAGGCGGGTCAGGCCCGTGCTGGCGCGGTGGCGTCAATGGCGGGGCGCGGCATCCGTGGTGGGGTCGGCAGCGCGGGCGAGGTGCTGGGCAGCATGGATCTGATCAAGGAGATCGACCGCCTGACCATCAATGCCAACACCGTCCGTCAGGCCGAGGCCGCACGTACGCAGGCCACGAACTACGCCACCCAGGCGGCGATGTCTCAGCTTTCAGCGCAGAACCTGTCCTCCACGGCAGGAACGATCTACCCCGGCCTGAGCGTGTCTACAAGCCTCCTTGGGAGCGCGGCCGACATTGGCACGACTTGGGCGCGAAACCGCCGGCTTGAGGAACTGCTCGGCGGCGTGTCCACCAAGCGAATCTGACGAGGAACCACCATGCCCACCGTACCAAGTTCGTTTATCCCGCAGGTTGGAATGGCCGGGGAGGGTTCGTTTGTGCCGTACCAGGCACCGCCCGTCATGCCGATGGACGAGGCCACGTCTAAGCAGCAGGAGGAATTGGGGCGAGCCATGATTGCCGCTGGCAATACGGCATACCGCCTTGGCTCTGCCATGCAGGATGACATTGACGATGCCGCCACCAAGGAGGCCGACACCGCCGCCATTGGCGTGATGACGAAGATTCGTTCTGACTTTATGTCCAAGTCCGGCAAGGACGCGGAGTCGAACTATCAGTCGTCTGTCGATCAAATGTCATCTGCGGTGAACGGCATCATGGACGGGCTTGGGAATGACACGCAGAAGAGGATGTTCCAGCAAGTTGCTGCGCGGAACATGGCGACATTCCAAAGTCAGATGTACGACCACCGCAACGCGCAGACAAAGCAGTGGGCATCCAACGAGGCCGCAGCTCGAGCAGACAAGTATTCCGACCTTGCCATCATTTCCTACGGTGACCGCAATAAGACCGACGTTGCTGGCCGTCCGATGGGGCTAGTCAACTATCAGGCCAATCTTGAGATCGCGGTCCAGGAAGTCCGCAAGGCGGCGTCCTTGAATGGCATTCCTGAGGGCAGCGAGCAGATGAAGATGATGGAGCAGAAGGTCTACGACAAGGTGGCAACTGGTGTCGTAAATGATCTGATGAATGCCCGTCAATACGGTCAGGCCGAAGCGTTCCTTGACGATCATCCGGTTGATCCCAAGGTTGACACTAGCCTTCGCTCGTCGTTGGATGCAAACCGTCAGCGGTCGGTGGTTGGCGAACTGGCAGCGAGCATCAAGGACACGGGGCTTCTGATGTCCAAGAGCGACCCGGACACCTACTGGCAGCAGAAGGACGGCCCGGTCGAGCCGCCGACGACCTTGCGCGAAGCGATGGTCCTGACCGATCAGATTGCGGATGACCAGACTCGCAAGTTTGTCCAGGCCGAATTGCGGACGCAGTTCGCGCAGGATGACGCCCTGATTGAGCAAGAATACCGCACGCTAATTGACAACACGGAGCAGTTCCTCGCCGTGCCTGGGAACAGCCTCGCTGATATGCCGGCAGACCAGTTCGGCCGGCTCCGGCCAGTTGACAGAGCCAAGTACATGGCTGGCCAGCGGCAGCAGGACGAGATGACGGTAATGGAGCAGGTCGCACGTAACCCAGCCCTTGTGACTGACGGCGATTGGCTTGAGCGCAACCGCAGCAAGATGACGCACTCAACTTTCGTCAAGCTGCTTGGCGAACGTGGCAAGCCCGACCGTATCCTATCGGCGACAATTGACGCCGATCAGCTTGAGGCCACGCTGCTTCGGAACGGATTCAACAAGATCGCAAATCCGCCACGTGGTGATGATGCGGCGGCGGCACAGTCGCTTTACATGCGCGACAACGTCAAGACGCTCATCAACGCCGAGCAGGAGCGCATTGGCCGCCAGCTTTCACGCGACGAAAAGCAGCGCATCATTGACCGGACCGTTCTTGACAAGGTGTTTGTCAGCAGATGGGGTAGTGACCCCGAAGTGCCGTTTGCGTCCATGACACCTGGAGAACTCGCGCAGGCATATGTGACTGTGGACAAGCAGGACATTATGCTCCGCGACATTCCTCCGGCACGCATGACGCAGATTCGCACCGCACTTGAGCGTTCCGGTCTCCCGACCGACATCCGAAACATTGCAGAGACTTGGCTCCGCGCAGGAAAGCCTCAATGATTGAACCCGATATCAACCAGCAGATGGCGCGCTTCGCGCTTTCCCAAAATCCCACGGACCCCGGTTTCGACGCCATTGAGAAGGCGGTCGTTGGCATGTCTGGCATCCCGATGCCAGCG